AGATAGAGATTTTAGAGATAGAATATTTGGTGGATTGATGAATAGGTTTAATGAAGAACGTTGGAGCTTACTTGACCCATTTATGGAAGTCGCACCCATCGTTGGCTTTGATTATTATTATTACAGACCTAAGTTTTGGTTACACGCTTATGCAAATTGTATTTTACCATATCATCATTATTTTAAAGGAGATGAAAACCTTAGCTATTTAAATAGAAATAATTGGGGTAAGGGTGGACTTAAAAAAGATTCACAACTAGAACAATGGTCAGATTATCAAGGTGGTTTGATAGTAGGATTAAAAATTACAAAAACACTTGGATTATTTTTAGAGGGAGAGTACATAAAGTTTTGGGATAGTGAGATTATAAATAGTTCAGTAGGTCTAAACTTTAGATTATGATTTCAAAACATATATCAGAAAAAGAGGCAACAAAAAGTATTACAGCTCTAAGATTAGGTATTGACAACACACCTAATAGCACACATAGAAACAATATGGTCTTGCTTGCAGAAAAAGTATTTGAGCCATTAAGAGAGTGGGTAGGTGGTGCAATTAAAATAAATTCCTTTTACAGAAGTCCTGAATTATGTGTAGCAATAGGGTCAAAAACATCAAGTCAACATACTTGTAAAAATGGTGCTGCTATTGACATTGATGACATATATGGTCATAAAACAAATGCAGAAATGTTTGATTATGTAAAAGACAATTTAAATTTTGACCAAATGATATGGGAGTTTGGTAATGAAGAAAACCCTGATTGGTTGCATATATCTTATGTTAGTGAAGAAAAAAACAGAAACAGAATACTTAAAGCTGTAAGAGATATGGGTAAAGTAAAATATATAAATATAACATAATGTCAAAGAAACCTTTTAAAAATACAACAGTAGGAAAACTATTATTCGGTGCAGCTAGTATTATAAATCCAACACTAGGAAATGTGTTACAAGGTGTTACAAATCCTAAAGAAGCAATAGCAGAAATAACCAAAGCAAAGATTTCTAACGATGATAAAATAAAACTACAACAAATGTTGTTTGAGCAACAATCTAAAGAGATGCAAGAAATAAGTACAAGATGGGTTGCTGATTCTAAAAGCGATAGTTGGTTGTCAAGAAACGTAAGACCTATGGTTTTGATATTTTTAGTAGTATCAAGTGTCATTATGGTTTTTATAGATGCTGGATGGATAGATTTCGAAATTAGCCAAAGTAATCAAGCTCTACTTACTACATCTCTTACTGTTACGCTAGGTGCATACTTTGGTGGGCGTACATTTGAGAAGATTAAAAAGTAATGGCAAAAAGAGTTAAGGTACATATATACAAAAGTAATACCAGAAAACGTAGAGGAATACACTCAAAGACAAAATCAAGCAAAGTAAAATCATCAAAGCATTATTTAAAAAGATACAAAGGTCAGGGTAGATAATATGGAAACAATAGAACACTTACTAGGATTGTGTGGAGAATCACATCCAAACATTTATACAATAATCATACTTGTAATTTTATTCAAAATCACACTTTACAAACTTTATTCAAAATAATTTATATATTTGTTTTTGCTTTGAGCAAAACTTGTGCAACCTAATAAAGATGGAAGGCACTTGGAACAGGTAATTTATTAATTTTCTTTTCTACTAGGGCTTTTCTTTTCTTTCTTTTTGGTTACTTTTTCTTTCTTTTCTTTAATATTAGATATATTTATATTGTGAAAAAACCAAAACGTAAAACACTTATAAACAAACTAGATAGAATATTCTCAGAATATATAAGAAAGAGAGATGCAGACAAAAAAGGATTTGTAAGATGTATAACATCAAATAAAAAATATCATTACACAGAAGTCGATGCTGGTCATTTTATATCTCGTAAAGAGATGGCAACTAGGTGGAACGAAGATAATGTGTGGTCTCAGAGTAGATTTCATAATCGTTTTAAATATGGATTACAATATGAATATTCTTTAGCTTTAGAAAAAAAGAAAAAAGGTTTACCTAAACATCTATATAATCTATCAAAAAAAACAGTAAAGTATAGTATAGCTGATTTACAAGAGATGATAGATAAATATAAAAATAAATTAGATATTGAAAATAAAAGATTATCTTTGTAAGTTCTAACCACACTCGGTTAGTGTTTTGTTTTTAAAGGGGGGTATTTATTTACTCCTCTTTTTTTTTTGGATATTAACAATTTTTAATTATATTTGAATATAAAACAAAACATTATGATACAATACACACTTAAAAAACACATTACAGACATTGAGTATAACAACGAACAACTAACAGTTGAATACAACTTTGTAAAAGCTGAACGTGGTTATTTTGATGGAACTGGTACTTTTGATGGAGTGGATATAATTACAATATCAAAAGACAATGTAGATATTACAAATCTTCTACATTATGACTATACTAAAGAGATAGAAAAATTAGTATTAGAAAATCACTTAAATTTATAATATGGATTACTTATTAGCAAGAGTTGACCAATTAGAATCAGACAAAAAGAAACTAATTAAAGAAAACAAACTCTTAAAAAAACAATTGTTAGATTATGACCAATCTATTTTACAAAGAATTATAGATGGTAAAAATCTAAAACTACAAGAATATAAAGACAAAAACTTACAAAGATGAAAGCAACTATTAAGACAATACACAAACTAGATAAACCCCCTTTTGGAGATGGTATATATACATATATAATTACTACATCAGCACATCCAGAGGGTTTTGTTTATGCACCTGTATCATCTGTGGAATCTCTTAAAATAAAAGTAGGAGATGAAGTAGAGTACGAATACATAAAACAGAAAAATGGATATAAATACAAAGACATAAAGAAAGTGTCAATGTATAGCAACTATACAAAACAAGAACAAACAGATTCACGACTAGACACAGGGAGAAGTATTTTACTACAGGTTGCTTTTAAAGAAGCATCAGCAGCTTATCTTGCAGGTAAAATATCACAAGATGAAGTTGAATCATTAACAAATAAATACTATAACATCATAAATAAATAATATGGAATTAAAAGGCACAATAAGACAAATCGAACAAACACAAACTTTTGGCACTAAAGGTTACAAAGTCAGAAAGTTACTATTAGAAACAATAGAAAATTACCCACAAAAAATACAAATAGATTTCTCACAAGATAAATGTGAGGTATTGGATAATTATAAAATTGGGGATGTTGTAAAAATCGCAATCAATATTAGAGGTCGTGAATGGCAAAACAAAGATGGTGTTACAAAATATATAAACACTATTGCAGGATGGAAGATAGAACAACACAAAGAATTAGAACTAGCTGACCAAAACACAGAAAGAGATGACTTACCATTCTGATGGTTACGATGAGCAATTTGGCTCATATCATATCAAGACACCCAAGTATTATAATGGGAAAAATGGATATACTGCAAGAGAAGTAGTAGAAAACTTTGACCTTAATTATAACTTGGGTACAGCTTGTACCTACATACTTAGAGCTTACAAGAAACACGACACACCAAATAGATGCTTAGAAAAAGCTATTGACCACTTAAAATTTGAACTAGATAAACTATCTAAATAATGCTCATAAACTTTGATGACCAGTATAAAAAACTGAATGACATTAGAACTGGAAAACTCAAAGAAGCACCAAAGATAGGTATAGAAGAAATAGATAGTGTAATTAGATTTAAAAAGAATCTTACTTGTTTTGCTGGACACGCCAACGTAGGTAAAACATCAATGATAATTTACTTAATGTTACTCTTTGCTTTAAAACATAAAGTAAAGTTTTTAATTTTCTCTAGCGAAAACGACCCTTCAACAATTATCAGGCGAATAATAGAGTTCAAAGCACAGAAACCAATAAACAAATTATCTAAAGAAGAACTAGACAAACATACCGAGTTTGTTTATGAACATTTCAAGTTAATAGATTGCGAACAAAACTATGATTACTTAGATTTACTATCTTTGTGTGAGGTGGTAATGCCACAATATGATTTTGATTGTTTAATTATTGACCCAATCAATAGTTTGAGAAAGAATAAAAGTATGATGAAATACAGCAACGCCTTTGAGTACACATATGAAATGATGACAGATTTTAGAATCTTTGTCAAGAAGTATGAAAAAGCTCTTTGGTTAATTATGCACTCTGTAACATCTGCTTTTAGAGCCAAGTACCCATCTAACCACGAATATGCAGGACATCCTTTGCCAGTTGCTATGAGTGAGGTAGAGGGGGGAAATGTTTTTGCAAACCGATGTGATGATTTTTATAGTATTGCGAGATTAACCCAGCACGAATCAAGATGGATATATACAGAACTGCATTGTAAAAAAATAAAAGACCACGACTTAGGATGTAAGCCAACACCTTTTGATAGTCCACTTATTCTAGAAAGTATTAAGAACAACGTGGGTTATAAGTTAGGAGACAGAGATATAGTAAGACCGAACATAATACAGCAGATGCAATTACCATTTTGAAAACACAAGTAGAGATAGCGTATGAAAGGCACGAAAAGTGGATGGAGATTACAAGAAGTTTTGGTGGTTTGAGAGAAACAGAAGTTGAGGATATAGTGCAAGAACTATACCTATTGCTGATAAAAAATACACAAAAAGAAATAGACTTTACTTATGGAGATTGCGACATTAACTACTACTACTGTATCAGAATATTAAGAGGATTGTATGTTGACCTGTTACGAAAGAAAATGAAAGTAACATATACCACATTAGA